AAGTAATGAGGAAGGAATTCTTCCCCCACCCATTTTCCTTCCTCGGCTTCTATTATGTAAATGGCATCCAGAGATGGGTGTTTTTTTTGTGAATAAAGTGTATAATAAATTTAGAGAAATGGGGGAATAATTGTGGAAGTAAATTTTTTACCTGATTTAATGGAAGCTGAAGAACGAGTAAGGTACTATGAAATTAAGTTGAGAGATCTAAATACAAAGAGTAAAAAAAGCAAAAGGGTTTACAGAAATACGTTAATAGCTATTGCAATTGTAATTATAATAGTTGCTCTGGTAATTAGTTTTGATATTAATAATTATGTTTCAGATAATATCAATGCTAGGAGAACAGATTTATTTTTGAAATTAGTTGAGATTGCTAGTATGCCAGTTCTTATATTTATATGTACAAGATTATATAGCGTTAATTTAGTTTCTGATCAATTAAGATATGAGTGTAGGGATAAATTGTTTCAGAGCTTTGTTGAATTAAAGAAAAAGAGACCATTAACAGTAGAAGAAACAAGATTATACATGGGATTATTCGAAGAATTATAAAAGCACCCACTGTGGTGCTTTTCTTTTACCCAAAAGGAAGTGATGATATGAAATATAAAATTAAAAACAAAGAAGAAGTAGTGAAAGCACAACAGTATGATCCTAAAGGATTACTAGCAAAAGCCAATATTTTAATAGACACTGGAATAACAAAATTCAAGCTACATCGAGGAGATTGGATAGTAGAAGATAATGTACATATTTATGTTGTGAGAAATGAAGATTTTTATAAATTCTATGAGATGGTTAAATGAAATTTCCATGCAGTAAAGATGGTTGTAAAGATAGATTTTGTCCATATCTATGTGAAGAATATAGAGAATGGCTTAAAAAGTATAAGGGGAAATAGATGCTACTCCGCAAAACGACGAAGGCAGGTGGTGAGATGAGTTGAAAGAAAACTGGGAATTAGCTTATGAAGATTACAAAAGTGGTATGAAGTACAAAGAGATTGCCGAAAAATATAACGTTACATTAAACACAGTAAAATCTTGGAAGACTAGACACTGGAATAAACAAGGTGTGCATACAAAGAAAAATAAAAGTGTGCACACAAAACGTAAACGAGGTGGCCAACCTGGAAACAAGAACGCAACTGGACCACCAGGTAATAAGCATGCAGAAAAGCATGGCTTTTTTTCTAAGTGGCTTCCAGAAGAAACGAAAGAGATTATAGGGGAAATGCCTGAAGATCGTTTGGAAGCATTATGGATGAGTATACAGCTTCAATTTGCTGCAATCATTCGAGGACAAAAGCTAATGTATGTAAAGGACCAGTCTGATAAAACTGTTGAAAAAGTTGAAGAAAAAGAAGGAAATGTCATTGGTGAACGCTGGGAAGTTCAGCAGGCTTGGGATAAACAAGCTACTTTTCTTTCAGCTCAAAGCAGAGCCATGAAGACATTAGAAAGTATGATAAAGCAGTATGATGAAATGGTACATAAAAACTGGGATTTTGCATCTGAAGAACAGAAAGCACGTCTTGAACTGTTACAGGCACAGAAGAAGAAACTGGAGCAAGAGGATACAACACCGGATGATGGTGCAAAAGAGCAAATGGATGCAATTACGGGTATTTTAGACCAAATGAAACAACCTGAGGATGATGAGTATGGAGAATAAACCAATGTTGGTGCTATCTCCTAAGTTTTGTGACTTCTTGACTGTAGATGTACCTAGAGAATATCTGGAAGGAACGACAGCAGCCGGAAAAACAACTGTTGGAATCACTAAATTTATGTGTAAGGTAGCAAACAGTGATATAAAGTTTCATGTAATTGCAGGAGCAGACTTAGGTACTGTAGAAAAAAACGTAATCAACAGTGAACGAGGATTGCTAGATCAATTCAATAAGGTCGCAGAGTATTATCCATCTGGAAAAGGAAAGATACGTCTTCCGCATATCGAATTGAAAACAAATAAAGGGATTAGAGTTATTTATATTTGTGGCTACGATAACAAGAAACGATGGCAGAAGGTCCTAGGTGGACAGGTTGGTTGTGTATATATAGATGAGGTAAACATTGCGGATATGGAATTCCTGAGAGAAATATCTCATCGTTGTCATTACATGATGACTACATCTAATCCTGATGATCCCAACCTTCCTGTATATAAAGAGTTCTTGAATCGAAGTAGACCATTGAAGAGATGGATGAAAGACTATCCACAAGAATTATTGACAATGCTAAATGAACCGGCTGTAAAAGGATGGGTACATTGGTATTTTACTTTTAATGATAACGCGTCTATGACCAGTGAAGACATACAGCGCAAGGTTGATGCAGTAGCACCAGGAACCAAGATGTATAAGAACAAGATACAAGGGCTAAGAGGACGTGCTACTGGACTTGTGTTCGACTTACGACAAGAACACATTATCACACCAGAACATGCAATGTCTTATAACTATGTCCAATTCTCATGTGGTGTTGATACTTCGTATTCAAGGTTATCTGATGATAAGATAGCTTTTATTTTTACAGGTATAACAGATACACGAGTCAAAGTAACACTTGCTGAAGAAGTTTACAACAACCGAGATATCGTACGTAATGGTGGTAGAGCGTTAGCACCTTCTGATATTCCACCATTATTGGTTGCATTTCTAGAGCGAAATCGTAAGCGATGGGTAGAAAATGGAGATGCTTATGCTCGTGAAGTGTTTATAGATTCGGCTGATCAGGCGACGATTAATGAGTGTTTAAAATACAATGAGGAAGTAGGAAGCATTTATGATTTTTATAATTCATGGAAGAAATTAACTATTATTGATCGTATTCAATTACAGCAAGGTTGGATGAAACACTGTGATTATCAAATCGTTGATGAATGTACAGAAAACATACGTGAAATGAACGCATATTCATGGAAAGAAGATAAGAGCGAGCCAGAGGATGCTAATGACCATACGATAAATGCAGATCAATATTCATGGATACCTTTTAAAAATTTGATTGGAAGAATGGAGGCGAAGAAATGAGGATAAATGAAACCATCAAGAGAAAGTTAAGAAACTGGCTTGAAATGGATAAGGGAATGAATCCATTATCAATTAGAATTATTGAAACAATGGATTTTGAAGCAAATTGCTTTAAAAATTCCATTTGGTATCGAGGGGATCCATCGGAATTACATCAATTTTATACGCAATTTGATGATATGATGGGAAATACGAGATTTTGGCAGGCTGTAGCAACTAACGGGGTAAACTTCCGTAAAATACATACTGGACTGCCAGCACTCATCATTGATACTCTTGCTGATATTACTTTCGACGATATGAATACAATAGAATTTAATAATTTAGAGGCACAAGAATTATGGGAAGCAATCGAAAAGAAATTGCCAGAAGATTTCTTCAAAGATTCGTTCAAAGAAGCTATGTATATGGGTGATGGTGCAGTAAGGTTTACTTATGATTCAAAAATAAGCAAGTATCCTATTCCAGAGTTCTTCCCTGCTGATATGGTAGATTTTAAAAGAGATAGAGGATATTTAAAAGCAATTATATTTAAAATTCCTTTTGTTTTTAAAGAGCGTGAGTATTTACTAAAAGAAATCCATACAAATCACAGTATCGATTATGAACTGTGGAATCCTGAGGGAGAAAAAGAAAACATATTAGATTTTCCGGAGTTGGCTGATGTTAAACCATTGATTCATGATGCTGAGTTTTGGACTGCTGTTCCAATTATTGTTGGTAAATCACCAAAATACAAAGGGCGTGGTAAAAGCCTTTTTGATGGTAAAGAGGATGCGTTTGATTCATTCGACGAAGCATATAGTCAATGGATTGAAGCATTGCGAGATAATAGGACTAAGACTTTTATTCCTGAACAAATGATTCCCAAAGATCCTAAGAATGGATTACTTTTAAAACCTAGTCCTTTTGATGGCCGTTTCATTAAAATCAAAGGATTAACCGGAACAGAAGGAGCAAGTCCAAATATTGATGTGGAACAAGGAGAGATTGATGATGAAGGTTTATTGGCATCATATAACACTGCATTGGATCAGTGTCTGCAAGGATTGATTAGTCCATCTACGTTGGGTATCGATGTTAAGAAATTAGATAATGCAGAAGCGCAAAGAGAAAAGGAAAAAGCAACTATCAGTACACGCAATAAAATTGTTCGTGTTGCTGAAAAGGTAATTCCGCAAATCATAGAAGCTGCATTACATATTATGGATATGGTAGGATATAAGCCATATCGTGAATATGAAATTACAATTTCTTTTGGAGAATATGCCAATCCATCTTTTGAGTCTGTTGTTGAAACCGTTGGAAAAGCCAAACAGTATGGTGTAATGTCAAATGAAACAGTGGTTGATGAAATGTATGGAGACTCTAAGGATGATGATTGGAAAGAAAAAGAAGTAGCAAGGCTAAATGCTATTGATGGGCTTAATTCCAAAGAACCATCTATCAATGAATTTGATGATTTAGGTGGAGTTGTTCCAACCGAGGAAGATTATGAATGAGTGATGAAAAGGAAAAAGACCCATATTCATTAAAAGATATCTACTCTGAAATGGAAATGGAGCTTATTGAATCGTTCTATCGAAATTTTGCCAGACATAAAATAGAGGAACGTCAAAGAGGTTTCTCGTGGGAAATGTGGCAGTTGGCCAAGTTAAGAAATATCCAAAAGTATCGAAGAGAAAACAGAAACATAATCACTAAATATATTTACAAAATAAAAAGAGTGATTGAAAGTGTGTTGAGAAGTCATTTTTATGACGGTAGAAAGAATGTAGAATCTCATGCAGAAAGGATATCTTTTCCTGCAGAAAAAAAGAATGTTGGTTTAACAGGAAAGGAACCTCCAAAAGAAACAAATTTCTTCGGAATGAACGAAAAGAAACTGAATGCACTGATTAGCGTAACCAAAGATGACTTTGAGAATGTACAGCATGCTATTTATAGAAAGATGGATGATGTATATAGACAAACGATTTTTAAAACGGAATTTCAATTATCTAGTGGTTCTATTTCTCTTGGCAAAGCGATAGATAAAGCTACAGAGGAATTTCTTGATAAAGGAATAAATTGTATCATCTACAAAAATGGTGCTCATGTAAATATTGCATCGTATGCTGAAATGGCATTGCGTACAGCATCACATAGAGCAACTCTTCTTGGAGAAGGATCTAAACGCGATGAATTAGGTGTACATTTAGTTTTTGTATCAGCTCATGCGAATGCATGTAAGCTGTGTATTCCTTGGCAAGGGCAAATACTCATTGATGATGTGTTTAGCCATCCTAGTGAAGAATACATAGCGAAATATAAAGAGAAATATAAACTATTGTCCGTTGCAATTAAATCGGGATTGTTGCATCCTAATTGTAGACATACATTAGCTACATATTTTGAGGGAGTAACTAGGCTACCTGAACAACAGAATCCAGAGACTGCCCTTAAGAATTATGAAAATGAACAGAAGCAACGACAACTTGAAAGAGAAGTAAGATTGCGAAAGCGTATTTATGCCGGAACTGTAGACGAACAGAACAAAAAAGAAGCAAAAACAAAATTGCTAGATGCACAGAAAAAATTACGAGATTTCTTGAAAGAACATCCTGAGTTTAAACGTAATCAAAGAAGAGAAAAAGAGTATATAAAACACTTCGAAGAATTAACACAGAAAGACAAAGATGCTATAATTAAAGCAGAGATAAAGAAGGTACTTAATAAGAAAAAAGCAGGAGTTCATTTAAAGCCATTGTCAATTGATACGGAAAAACTAATTTTTGATGATGAACATATCAATGCTGAAAGAAATCATTTAATATCTAAAGAAGAAGCTATTTCATACATTAATAAGTCTTTATTTTCTGTTAGTGTGTGGAATGGTAAATATGAAAGATATTATTCAGAACAAGGAGCAGCTTATGTTGATATAGAAAAGAATCTTATTAGAACGGCGTTTTCTGCTGAAGAATTTGATGATATAACAAAAGAAGTAATACAGGTGGTGAAAAAGTATGGAAAACAAAGATAAGTGGTATTGCCCATTGGTAAAAAGAGAAATAGAAGATTTTAAGTGTCTTGAAGTACATACTGTTGTATGGGGAGAAATCAAACCGCGTGTATTACCAAAAGAAATATTAGAACAAGATTTTAAAACAATATGTCAAAATTGTGAACATTATCGAGAAGAATAACCAAGCACTCAAACGAGTGCTTTTTTAATTGGAGGAAAAGAAAATGAAGAAACTATTTATTTCACAGCCAATGAAAGGAAAAAGTGATGAAGAAATTTTAATTGAAAGAAAAAGAGCAATTAAAACTGCTGAAGAATTGTTGGGTGAACCGGTTGAAATTATTGATTCATTCTTCCAAAATGCACCGGCAGATGCAAGACCACTGTGGTTCTTAGGAAAATCGCTTGAATTGCTTTCTACTGCAGATGTTGCTTATTTCGCACCTGGATGGAAAGAGGCAAGAGGATGTAAGATTGAACATGAGTGTGCTAATCAATACGGTATCACTATGATTGAAGGCGTTTAATGTGTGCCATCATATTTACACAATAGTATATACAACATATTATGACAAGAATTTAGATTGCAGGATTCGTAAAGAAACGGATACCTGCATTTTTTGTGGCCGAAAGTCGGCAGAAAGGAGGATTGCGGTGAAAGATCCACCGAAAAGGCGGTTGCCATATTTTGGCCCGCATTTAAGATAAACTACATCTGATTTGTGCTTTTATTATGTCGTTTCGGTGCTTAGACATTTTAAACAAACGCTGTGAGGTAATCAGCACCTTTAAGCTGAGGGAGGTACTATATGGACGAAAAAGAAAAACAACAGGAACCTGAAAGTGAAATTAGTAAAGCTTTTGAAAACGAAAGTGAAGAACAGGAGCCTAACAAGGCTGATCCTAAGGCCGATGAACCTGAAAAGGAAGAAACTAATAAGGAACATAAACAGGAGGGCGCGACTGCTGACGATAACAAGCAGAAAGGAAAGACCTATACCCAGGAAGAAGTTGATGCAATGATGGCTAAAGCTAGAAAGAAATACAAGGGTAAAGGTCAAAAAGAAGAAGCTCCAGAAGAAAATGTCGAAGAGCATGACGCTGATCATGAAGAAGTACAGGAACCAACTGATTTAGCAACCGGAATTTCAATTGATAAATATGCCCAGGCTGAATTAAAAGGAACGATGGCAATGCTTGACGTTGACCCTAAGAAAATCGCACGTGCAGTTAGATTGATTGATGTTAATGCAGTTATGGAAGATGGTAATTTCTCAGAAGATAAAGCAAAAGCTGAGATTGAAGCACTTATCCAGGAATGGCCAGAGTTAAAACGAACTTCTAATGGAGCTGAAAATAATTCATTCTCTTTTGGTGCACCAAGACAGGATGAAAATGAAGAAGATATGGGAAGTAAAATCTCCAGTATTTTTGGCAATAAGTAAAGGAGTGATATAAATGCCAAATACAGTAAACTATGTAACGCAGTTTGAGCGTGAATTAACTCAAAAATATTCTCGTGAGTTAATGACATCAGAAATGACTACTGAAAAAGTTAAATTTATTAATGCAAATACAGTTAAATTGCCTTTTGTTGAAATGGCTGGGTACAAAGATCATAGCCGCAACGGCGGATTTAACAGACAGAACCTAAAAAATGATTTCCAGACATTTGTATTGAAACATGACCGTGATGTTGAATTCTTTGTAGATACTATGGATGTTGATGAAAGCAACCAGGCTTTAGCAGCTGCTAACATCACAAATGAGTTCGAAACACAGCAGGCAATTCCAGAAACAGACTGTTATCGAATTTCTAAATGTTACTCTGAATTTAAAACTGCAGGTGGTACACCTGATAACACAGCACTATCGGTTGAAAACATTCTTTCTATCATTGATGGGGCTATGAAACAGATGACAGAAGATGAAGTTCCAGTAGAAGGACGAATCCTATATGTTACACCAACGGTAGATCAGTATCTTAAAGATGCTAAGGAGCTGCAACGTTATCTAAACGTAAATGGGTCTAATGATGGAAAAGTTAAACGCTCAATTGTTGATTTAGACGGTCTTAAAATTAAACCTATTCTATCAGCAAGAATGAAAACAGTTTATGACTTTTCCGATGGGTGTAAACCAGGTGTATTGGCAAAACAAATTAATATGATTTTGTTTCATCCTAAATCATTGTTAGCATGCGACAAGCACCAATACATTAAACTATGGCCAGAAGGAACTCATACACAGGGAGATGGATACTTATACCAGAATCGTAAATATGGTGACTTATTCGTAATTCCTAACCGCAAAGAGGGAGTTTACATCAATGCAGAAGCAGAAGAGTAATACAATGAATAGGAGGTAACCAAATGATTATTGCAGTTAAAGGAAATCGTGAAGAGAAAATCAGTGACGATCAGAAAAACACGTATTTATCCAATGGATACGATATTATTGAAAACGGAAAAAGAACAGTTTCTCCTTCAAAAAAAGTTTCTTATGCTGAATATGTTAAGTTATATGAAGAAAACAAAAAATTAAAAAGTGAGAATAAGAAGCTAAAAGAAGAAATTAAATCATCAAAAGATGATTCAAACGGAGCAGGTGCATAGCGTGTATGCAGACAAAACTTATTATGAAAAAACCTATTTAGGTACAATCATTTTACAAAACATTGAGAAATATCTTCAAGAAGCAAGCGATGATGTAGATGGTTTGTGTTTTGGAAGAATCAAAGGAAAAGGATTTGAAAATCTAACTGAATTTCAGCAGGACCGTATTAAAAATGCAGTCTGTCATCAGGCAGAATACTCTTACCAGTACGGTTCTTATTTGAATAATCCTATGAAAAGTTATTCTGTTGGTAAAACCAGCGTTAATCTAGAAACAACGGAAATCAATGGAATACAGACTACTGGTAGAGTTATTCAATTATTGGAGGACACAGGATTAAGATGCCTAGCGCTGTAATCAGGTGTCCTTTTCCTTTTCCAGATATTGAAGCAACAACGCAAATTAAAGTATATCAAGAAGTGGATACCAAATATGAAGGTAAGAAAGAAATCTTGGTATATGATGGTTTAGCAGTCTATGACGATACAGCTAAAACTGTTATTGGTACTGATAACAAATTAGTTTCGTTATCAGGAAACATCATCGTAAAAGGCGAAATACAGACCATAGGCACAGATATATTCCAAGGATATGTAGAGATAGGAGATGCAAAAAAGACAGTGCAGAGCCTTTCAAAACCTAGACTATTTGGGGTTGTATATTCTACGGAGATACAGTTGCTATGAAATGTAAGGTTAAAATCAAACTTAATAAAGATGCTATTAATAAGCTTAAACATGCATCTGAAACAGCATTGGAAAGAACTGCACACGCTGTTTTATCGGATATTGTATCAAGGGGTGTTGTTCCTTTTGATACAGGAGCTTTGGAAAGTAGTGGATTTGTGCAAAAGGTTAATGAAATGCTTTATAAAATCATTTTTGATACGCCTTATGCAAGGAGATGGTATTTTAATGCGCCACATCCTAAAACAGGAAATATTGCACATTTTCAAAAAACTAAAAATCCAAACGCGCAGGATCACTGGATGGATTATTATCGTGAAGGAGAAGGAAAGCAATGGGTTATTGATACTTATGCTAAATTCCTTAAGGAAGAAAGCGGAGGGCTAATCAAATGATGACATTGAGAGATGTTTCCGAATGGATGGAAGATAAGATTTCAAACGCTACATGGAGAATCAATTCGTATGATAGATCTCTTGAAAAAGTTATATGTACAAGAAACTTGGCCAGCGCAAGAGATAATATGACAATTGGTGGTTTAGCAAACAAATCAACTGCTGTAAAGGGTATTTCAATTATTGTTCATTGGAGCAAAAATCCAGATGAGACAGAAAAAATAGCGCAATCAGTATATGAGCTGTTTAATGGTCAAAAGCCTTTAATAAGTGGATATCAAGTGGTGTTATGTAAAATGAGAAATGATGAGCCTATATCGTTAGGGATTGATGATAGTGGCATATTTGATTATGTAATTGAATTATGGATCACGTATCAGCGTGATAGAAAGGAGTAATAAATGGCATTTGAGAGTGGAGTATTTCCAGTATTTGATATAGTGTTTAAAATTAGTGCAACAGGAGCGAGCGGAGAACCAACTACTGAAATTGCAGATATGGAATCATTTTCCATTGCAATTGATGGTAACACGGTTACTTGGAATCCTATGGATCAGAAAGGGTGGTCCCGTGCATTGATGACAGGAAAAAAACTTACCATTTCACTTAAAGGTAAGAGAAATGTAGGAGATGCAGGTAATGATTATGTTGCATCTACTGCGTTTAAAGATGGGTTGGACTGTTCAACAAAAGCTTCAGTTGAATTTCCTGATGGGTCAAAATTAACATTTAATTGTGTTTTAGATGTTAAAAATCTACTTGGTGGGGAATCACAAGATGTTGCACCACTAGAATTCGATATGATTTGTGATGGGAAACCAACCTTTACAGAAAGTGAAGAATAAGATTCACTATAGGAGGTAGTAATGGGAAGAGTCTATGACGTTATTAACAGATTAAAGGCAAGAAATGAACGACCTTGTGTTATCCTTGATGAAGGACATAAATATCCAATCAATACATCTAAAACAAATGTGTTGATGATTATGGGATATATTCGTAAGAAAGAAAAAGAAAACAAACAAAACGATGATCCTGAAGATGATGTAAAAATGAGCGATAAGCTTATTGAGATGGCTCTAGGTAAAGAAGCACTAGATTATATCAATTCTCAGGATATGACTATGGTAGCTGTATCTGATATTGTACAGGTAATTGTAGCCGCAATTTCTGATACAGAAGTTAAATTTGATGAAGAAGTTACTGATGAAAAAAAGTAACTGATACTTGGTATGACATCTTTGAAGACTGGGAATTGATTGAAGCATCATTTGCTATGATGTATCCACAAAAAGATCTTTACAAAAGTGAAGATTCTGATATGGACTTCAAAGAATTCTGCACTCTATTAGCGGGGATTACTGAAGATTCACCGCTTGGAAAAATCATACGTATTAGAAGTGAAGAAAATAAAGAAATTTTGAAACATTTTTCTCCTGAACAACATCGAATACGTAATGAGTGGAGGGAAAGACAAACCAAGAAACTATATGAAACATTAAACAAGGAAGAAACTATGAAGCAAATAAAGGAGATGTTCCGTACTATGTTTTCATAGTTTCTTTTCTTTATGGAAGGAAGTGAAATTATGGCAGAGACTAGCGTTGGTGCTGTTTCACTTGAACTTGAAGTAGAAGCTAAGTTAGAAGATGATATAAAAAAATCAGCTTCTGAAATGGCTGATAAAATTCAAAAACAGGTATCTGGTATGAATAATGACATTTTCAAAGATTTCCGCTCTACGATTACACAGAGCTTGGGAAAAGTTCAAGAAGCTATTAAACATAGCTTTGATGCTATCAAGCTGGAAATGCGTGCTTTTCTGGAAGAAATGTCAACGATGATAAAAAGCATGGGGAATATTCAAATGCCTGGACAAGATGGTGCAAACACAAATCCAAACCCTTCAATCAAAGCATCTGCTAATGCAATTCGTGGTCCTCCATCTTTAAGCGTTAGAAAACCCAAAATAAAGTTTGATCCACAGTTTGATACAGAGATGTTCAAACAGAAGTATGCTGAACTGGAACAAATGATGGATATGTATGACAACAAAATCCTATTAAAACAAGGACAAAGAAAAAAAGTTTTAAGTGGATATTCTGTTGGAATGAATCCAAAAGAAGAAGCAAAATTGAATGAACAAATAATGATGTTGGATCAGCAGATTGCTAAACTTCAAGATGCTGCTGCAAAAACTAATATTACATTAAAAGCAATGGATAGACAGATGAATTCAACTTCTTCATCTACAACCAAAGCGGGTAGTTCATTTAATATTTTAAAAAGTGCAACTAGTTATTTATCATCAGGTTTAAAAAAACTTGGTGGTTCTGCTTTATCTTTGGCTGGTTCAGGAATGAGAAAACTTGGAAATGGTTTTAAATCTGCTGGAGAAAAAGTTTTGCAGTTATCAACAAGATTGTTAGGCTTAAAATCCGCAAGTGATAAAGCTAATGGAAGTATGGGAAGATTCAATCTAGGTAGATTGATTAAGTCATTTACGATATTCAGTTTAATTTTCCCGCTAGTTAGCAGAGGAATCATGGCTCTTGGTAAAAACCTTAGTCAAACACTAATGACTAATCAACAGTTTGCCAATAGTCTTACACAGATAAGGTCTAATTTAGCAACTGCATTTACACCGATATTTAATGCAATCTTACCTGCAATTAATGCCTTGATGTCGGGTTTAGCAAAACTAACAGGATATATATCTGCATTTGTATCAGCATTGTTTGGACAGTCTTATGCAGCAACTAAGAAATCAACGCAAGGAATATATGCAGCTAAAGATGCTATGGGAGTATATGGAAACAGCGCTTCTAAAGCTGCAAAAGAGGCAGAAAAAGCTAAACGTTCTTTGATGGGATTCGATGAAATAAATAAACTTGATGATCCATCTAATTCGTCAGATAGTGGTGGTTCAGGTGGTGCACCTGAATATATGCCTAGTGATGTAAATGAATCTTTAGTTAACAGATGGGTCAAGAAGTTGAAAGATATGTGGTCTAAAGGAGATTATGCTGGAATTGGTAAGGTTATTGGAGAAAAAATCAATGATGCAGTATCTTCTTTTACTAAATGGATTTCATGGGATAGAATTGGCTCAGGTATTACTAAATTTCTGTATGGATTTACAACATTGTTTAATAGTCTAATCGATACAATCAACTGGGATAATGTAGGGAAAATGTTTGGTACAGGAATAAATACCATAGCGAATACTATTTTCCTTCTGATTACTGGAATTAATTGGACTAAAATTGGTCAAGCATTTGCAGACGGACTGAATGGATTAGTTTATTCTGTAGACTGGAATAAACTAGGAATTACGATCGGTTCTTACTTCCAAGCAAGTATAAACGCAATATATGGATTTGTTACAACTGCAGATTGGCCAGGAATTGGAAATGCTTTAGGAAGTGCAATAAATGGATTAGTAAATTATGTTAATTTTCCACAATTAATGAGCACTATTGCCATTGGATTATCTGGTGTGATAAGTTCTATTCATGAATTTATAAAAACAACAGATTGGAAATCTATAGGAAATGAATTTGCAGAAGGAATTAATTCTCTATTTAGAGACTTTGACTGGAAGAATTTTGCAACTACTACTAGTGATTTTGTGAAAAGCCTACTATCAACCATCAGTATAGCTATAACGAATATTGAATGGAGTGAAATTGGTCATAGTATTGCCACTATGCTAATTAATATAGATTGGTTAGGTATTGCTCTTGATTTAGGAGATGTACTTGTTCGAGCTATCATAGGAATTAACGTAATGCTTTATGAAGCAGCCCAAGAACTAGCTGGTAATGTTTGGAAAGGATTTTCTAATGGTGTTATAGCATTTTTTAAATCTCCAGGGGAATTTATCAGAAAAAATATTGTTGATCCATTTGTAAATTGGTTCAAATCTTTGTTTGGAATACATTCTCCAAGTACTGTAATGCATGAACTTGGCCAATATGTAATGCAAGGACTGATTAATGGGCTTAAGAGTGTTCCTATTGTTGGCTCTATTGCAGGACTGGTAGGAGATGGGTTAAGCTGGATCAAAGGAAAATACAATGACTTTAAAACGAAAGGTAAAGAACTTTTTGACAATGTTAAAAAAGGAATTTCTGGTAATCCAATTGTAAGTACAGTGGAAACAACTGTTAAAAATGGAGTTGATAGTATCAAAAACAAATACAATGATATTAAGACAAAAGGTAAAGATTTAATGAATTACCTAAAAAACGGAGTTTCTGGAAATAAAAAGACTGTATATGATCAAATCACAAGCGTTGCATCAAATATTGCTTCTAAGATTAAGAGCGGTGCCGTAGACAAAGCTTCTAGTTGGGGTAGCGATATGATGAGCGGATTGGCAAGCGGTATTCGTGGAGCTACTAGTTGGGTTAGAAATGCTGTAAGTAATGTTGCTGATACAATATCTTCTTGGCTGCATTTCTCACGTCCAGATGTAGGACCATTGCATTATTATGAAGAATGGATGCCTGATATGATGCAGGGATTGGCCAGTACCTTGGAATCAAGCACTCCCAATTTAATTAGAAGAGTTAGTGCATTAGCTTCTAATATGGCATCAGCAATGCAGACATCATTATCTGAACCAACTATTGCATTTGCTGGAGAACGCCAGTTAAATGTAGCACATGAATTAACTGATTCTAGAAAGTCAAAAGAAACAAGTCTACAAGATGTAGTTATTGCAATCCGCGAAATGAAAGACGAAATTTCAGGAGTAAAAAAATCTATTGAAGATAAGGATATGGATGTGCATATCGACAGGAAAGCTCTAAAAGATACTGTTGTTGATGAAGTTAACAAAGACACAAGACGTAATGGAAAATGTCCAATTGATGTATAGGAGGTGCAGGACATGTTATTTAAAGCAAATGGTGCAGAGTTGCCTGCACCTACTCAAATTAAAGTTGATGATGAAATCATATGGTCTTCTAATACTGGTAGAACAGCCTCAGGAGATATGGTGGGAGATGTTGTAGCACAAAAGAAAACTATATCCATTACATGGGGAGTTATGAATGATAAAGAAATGGCGCTGATTAAGAACAATTTAATCGCTAGTTTCTTTCCGTTTGAATTTCATGATGCTGGACTTGATTTGAAGATATCATCTTATCGAGGAACGTTGTCAAGTGAACATATTGGTGAATTAGGCGATGGATACTACTGGTATAAATCAGCGACTGTAAAGATTATTCAAAAATAAGGATGTGAGTGAATGATAGAAACATCTCAAGAATATAAAGATTTGATTACTAAATCAGGAAGGCATTTTCTAACAAAAGCTGTTGTTAATGGGAAAACATATTCAGGAATTAAAAATCTTAGTTACAAAGGTGGAACCAATTCGTCTGATCAAATATCTGTTGGTGATGCAGTATCTGCCTACGTAGAGTTCACTCTAATTGATACACCGCAAGGGATGTTAACAGGACAAACAGTTGAACCATATATAGGACTTCAATTATCATCAAGTGTTGAATGGATAAAATTAGGTGTATTCCACATGGATAAACCTAAGAAAGATGGAAATTTTTTATCTATAACTGCTTATGACAATTTCTCACTAATGGAGAAAGGTTTCTTTACTGATTTATCAGGTAATCAAAAAATCAAAACAATACTAGATGAACAGTGTGCTAAAATTGGTATTTCTTTTAGAGGTGATGCTGATGATGTAGAATACGATGTTTCTCTATTGGAAGGAAGTACAGTAAGAGAAGCTGTTTCTATATTGGCTGCATACTGTGGTAAGAATGCTATTATTGATCGTAATGGTAATCTAAAGTTTGTATGGTATACAGATTGCGGAGTAACCATTCGTTCAAACGAATATAAAGATACTTTAGAATATGATGAAGAAGATACTTTTATTAATCGACTGGAATGTGCGACGAATGAAGAAACATTATCGATTGGTACAGGCGTAGGTATCTTTTTTTCTTGTCCTGGAATGACAGAGACGAGATTAAACGAGTTGTATAACCGTATAAAAGGATTCACATATCGTACTATCAAAATAGATTGGATGATAGCTAGACCTGATATTGAAGCAGGAGATTTGCTAACTGTAATAACGACTGATGGAACACAGTGTAAAGTTCCGTTGATGGATTTTGAAATACACTGTGATGGTGGATGTTATGGTACTATAGAAAGTAAAGGAAAATCTGAATCAGAACAAGCACATGAATTTAAAAGTCCTACAGAAAAGAAAATTTCATTTGTATACGAGGAGACGATATCGGTAAAAAAGATTCTTGTAGACACTATTAATGCATGGAATGGTAATTTTGAAGAAATAGAAACAAACTATTTGCAAGTCAATAAAAAATTAACGGCACTAGAAGCAGAAATAAAGGATTTAGATGTAGATGAATTAACAGCTAAAGTTGCAGAGATTGAACGAGCTTATATCTCAAAAGCAGAAGTAGAACAATTGTATGCCACTAAAGCAGAAATAGGAATCTTGGATACAAAAATTGCTAACATTGATAAAGCTATTATTGATGTAGCGCATATTGATGATTTAGAAGTAATTAATGCACGAATTGATAATATCGAAGCTGGTAACATTGATACGGATGCATTGGAAGCACATTTCGCTCGTATTGATTTAGCAAATATCAAAGATGGATGCATTACAAATGCAATGATTGGTGAAGGCGTTATTGAGTCAGCACAGATTGCTGATGGTTCTATAACTGATGCAAAGATTGTCACATTAACAGCTAACAAATTAACAGCTGGTAGAATTGATGCGTCTGATATAGAGGTTGTAAACCTTAATTGCGCTAATTTGACAGTAGGAACAATCAACGGAAAACAAATAACAAATGGTGCTATTGATTGGGATAAGCTGGCTAGTCAAGTTGGCAATACGATAAATAACGCAGACGAAAACGCATCGCAGGCGCTAGAAGATGCATTGAAAGCATATCAAGAAGCACAGAAAGCAAACAGTGCAGCAGGAACAGCTCAAATCACGGCAAACGGCAAGAATACAGTTATTTATGCGAGTGCACAACCTAGCACATCGGGAAGAAAAACAAATGATATTTGGTATGACACTGATGATGGTTATAAAATGTACTACTTTGATGGAAAAGCGTGGAAAGCTGCTCAATTTGGTATTGGTGCAATTGGTGATGATGCGATTACAGCAGACAAGATAGCAAATGATGTAAATTCTAAGATAAATGAAGCATTTACAAACGCTAATAATGCACTTGGAAAAGCTAATACAGCACAGTCAACGGCTGATGGAAAAAACACAGTATATTATCAGGCAAGTGCGCCGCCAACAACAGGAAGGAAAACAAATGATGTTTGGTTTGATACTGATGATGGCAATAAGATGTATTACTGGAATGGTAAGGCATGGACAGTACAACAGTTTGGAACAAATGCAATAAAAGCATTATCCATTACAAATGCACTTATTGCAGATGCAGCTATAAACAATGCAAAGATTGCTAATTTAGATGCAGCAAAGATAACAACAGGATATTTGAGCGCTGCACGTATAAAAGCTGGTTCACTTACTGCATCAATGCTTGCGGTTGATACGATAACCGCTGCAAGTGGTGTAATAGCTGATGCTGCTATATTAACAGCAAATATTGCTGATTTAGCTGTAACGAGTGCAAAGATAGCTAATGCATCAATAGGAAACGCAAAAATAGCAGATGCGGCTATCACAAACGCGAAGATTGCAGATGCAGCTATAAACAATGCTAAGATTGCAAATCTTGATGCTGGTAAGATTACATCTGGTTATATTTCATCAGATAGGATTGCAGCAAATTCAATTACTATTGGTAAGCTAGACAGTGCAACACAAGATAGCATAAATGGAGCAGCCAGAAAAACATATCACGAAACAGTGGGAACATCAGGAGTGTCAGGGTATTTTTTATTGGCTGAAATAAAGATAAAACAAGTATATTCAAATCGACCGATTAAAATATCAATTGCAAATAGAGCAACGATGTCATCGGATGTATATATACTATTTGGCAATGCAAATAGTACCGATCCAAATATACAGTATTTTAGTAAAAATGGTGGTGCGAAATTTTATATTCACAAAGCAGCTGCAAGTACATGGAACCTATATGTATTAAAATCAGAGTCTTATGATTCTTTGGCAGTTGTTGATTTTGACGGTAGTTCATACGCATCGAAAATTAGTGTAACGTGGAAATCTACGCAAGTTTCAACACTACCAAGTGGATATATAGAAGCAAAACAATTAGCTGGTATGGCTGATTGGTGCTATGCAAATAATATTACAAATATTGATGGTTCTAAAATCTATACAGGTACTATTGATGCAGTACAGATAAAAGCCAATGCTATCATAGCTGGCAAGATAGCAGCTAATGCAGTAACAACGGCTAACTTACAAGCTGATTGTGTAAACGCTGATAAGATAGCAGCTAAAGCAATCAATGCAGAGCATATAAACGGTGCAATTATCACAGGTGATAAGATTGTAGCTAGTGCGATTACAGGAGATAAGATAGCAGCTAGAACGATAGATGCCACAAAGATAGTAGCAAATACGATAACTGCCGCTGAAATCAAAGCAGGAACTATCACGGGAGATAAAATAGCAGCAGGAACGATTGATGCTTCTAAGATTAAAGCAGGAACGATTACAGCTACACAGATAGCAGCAAATGCAATAACGGCCGAAAAAATTGCGGCAAATGCTGTTACTGCTGCAAAGATAACAACAGATGCTATTAAAAGTAGAAATTATGTAGCAAATAGTGTTGGTTCATTCTTGAATTTAGCAGATGGAACATTTACAAGTAAAAACTTAAAATGGACATCTGATGGATCATTGACAGGAAGTAATGTAAATCTAACAGGAACAATCACGGCTAAGTACGGTAAAATAGGTAAATTTAATATAAATGACTATTATTTAATGGCTGGATCTGGAAGTAACGCAGCAGGTATGAGCGGCGATCAAGCATTTTGGGCAGGCGGAGAACTTTCGAATGTTGCCCCATTTAGAGTTTCGTATGACGGAAAGCTAGTTGCATCAAATGCAACAATCACAGGAAAAATATCTGGTTCAAGTATTTCAGGTGGAACTATATCTGGTGCATCTATTACAGGTGGAAGTATTACATCTAATACAACGATAAATGTTAGTACAGATTTAAAAGTAGGAAATAACGTTTATTTGAATCAAAGTGTTAATACAACTAAGAAAATAGAATTTGCAAGTGGAAATATGATAATGAATACATGGACAAATAGCTATAACTATTTGACCATGCGATCAAATTATAGGTGTGCATTAATTTCTGGAAATGTTCAAATTGCAGCTGTTGGAAATACGAACGAAGCAGAAATAAATTTGAATGGTGGTACAACATGGGTTGGTGAAAAATCATTTAATAATGGATGGATTGGGTTTTATAATTGGGCACATGGCACTCGTAAAGGATGGATGGGACATGATGGAGGAGTAGATTTTCATATTAGAAACGAATGTAATGCTAGTAATGGAGTGTTTTTAGATGCCACCGCAAACGGAAATTGGACACACGGAAGGTTTGCGCCTAGTTATGGTGGCATGGCGCTAGGTTCATCAAACAACAGATGGTATCGTTTATATTCATCAAATGGGTGTGACACATCGTCTGATATTCGATTAAAAACAAACATTAAAAAATATGATAAACGGTATGAACAAATGTACATGGAGTTAAAACCAGTCATGTATGAATTAAAAGCAAATTTAGGGCAAACACAATGCGGATTGATTGCGCAGTGGGTATATGATGCGATGAAAGATAACGGTATCGAAGAAAATGAATTTGGCGCATATAATCACCATTTGGAAGATGATAGCTATGGATTGATTTATGAACAATTTACATCATTAAACATGCACATGATACAAAAAACTATTAAACGTGTAGATACAATTGATAACGAAATTGCTAGATTAAAGGATAAAGTTGCAGAATTACAGTCAAAATTAAATGCTTATATTTTAGGAGAAATGGAGGTAAAGAAAGCATGATTACAAACGAAAAGAAAAAACAAATCGTCTTAAAGAATGTTATTAAGTCAGACAATAAACCTGTTAAATATCAAGAAATCACTATTAATAGTGAAAATCCGGAAGATATGTCATTCAGTGATTATTTTGCCAACGATGAAGCAAAGGTGATTTATAAAGAGAATCGCACAGAAATCAGAAAGCTAGAAGCTGCATTTGAAGATGAAGCATACACAGAACAAGAAGCACTAGCAAGCTACAAATCATTGGAGGAATAATAAATGAAGTTAACAAACAGAGTTATATTTACATCAATAGAATCATTGAAAAAACTGAATAATTTAGAACTGCCTGTAAAAGTAGCGTATGCAGTTAAAAAGAATGTTGATGCACTAAATATACAAATTAAATTTATTAGTGAAAGACGAAATGAAATTATTGAAAGACATGGCAAAGATGGAAAGATTGAAGTGACTAATAAAGAGGCAGTATTAGCTTTTAATATGGATTTTGATGATGTATTGGACATTGAAGAAGATATTGAAATTAAGACAATTAGTATTGATGAACTAGGTGATGCTAAGTTATCATCTGCTGATCTTGATGCTTTAGCATTCATGCTAACATTTGAATAATGTTTACATTAGACAATTTCTATAAATCTGATGAATGGCGTGATTTATTAGGATTATTAAAAGCAGAGCGTGAACGTGATGGCGTTCTGTATTGTGAACATTGTGGTAAACCTATTATAAAGAAATATGACTGCATAGGACATCACAAGTACGAACTAACGAACGCAAACGTTAATGATTACAACATTAGCTTAAACCCTAATAACATCATGCTCATTCATCATAAATGCCACAACATCATACATGAGAGGTTTGGGCATGAACAACCTAAGAAAGTTTATATAGTTTACGGTGCGCCATGTTCTGGTAAATCTACATGGGTTAAAGAAAATGTAGGCATTGATGATCTAATACTAGACATAGATTCTATCTGGGAAGCGATAAGCATCAACGAAAGATATGTGAAACGTGACAGATTAAAAGAAAATGTATTTGGCATTCGTGATTGTATATTAGAACAAATAAAGATGCGACAAGGTAAATGGAAAAACGCTTATGTCATTGGTGGTTATCCTATGAAGATGGAAAGAGAACGATTAGAACAACGTTTAAATGCTGAAAGTATATTCATCTATGAAGACAAAGAAGTATGTCTAGAACGTGCGAAAGTAGGCAACAGAGTTGGATGGGATAAGTACATCAATGAATGGTTTGATAGATATATGCCATAGGGGCGGGGTGCTCTTTAGATTATTGGTGTGAAGGGAACTGTAATGGGTAGGTACTTTGCACACAAATTAAAAAATTCATTTTTTTCAAAATAAAAATTGGAAAAGTCTTAAAAATCATTTAAAAAGGATTGAAATGTCTTGAAAGGTGGTGCGATATGGACAGGAAACAAGAACTGCTAGATATTTTTAAAGATGTTGATGAAAACACGATTCATTTAATTCTTCCGCTGATTGATGAAGTTGTTTATATGGAAGAAATGATGCGCAATCTTAAAAAACTGCCTTTCATTCGTGTCCATCCTAAAAATTCATCTAAACAAGAAACCACACCAGCCGGAAAGCAGTATAAAGAATTTTCACAATCATACATGAACGCAATACGTATCTTAAATTCAATTTTAAATAAAGTTGATAGCAATGCAGAAAACGAGTTACTTAAAAAGCTAGCTGATTTTGAATGAAAACATATTTAGAACAGTATTGGGATTTGATAACATCTGGTGAAGTCATAGTTGGGCAATGGTTACGCATGGAAATGCAGAACCTTATAACTGATTTAAAAGATGATAGATATATATATGACACAACAGAAGCACATAAACGTATCAGATTTCAAGAAAGTTTATGTTTGCAAAGTAAAGCACCGTTCTATATGAAGCCTGTTGTATTGATGCCGTGGCAGAAAGCATGGTGGGAAGCCATATACAGCTTTAAAATGTCAGATACAAAGCAAAGGCGGTTTATTGAAGGATTGCTTGAGATTGCACGTAAAAACGGAAAATCAACAATGTTTGCAGCTGATGGAAATACTGATTTATTCATAGGGCAAGGTGGTGTATCAATCTGTACCGCATCAAATGATGATAGACAGGCAAAATTCATATGGTCGGAAATTGGCGGCATGAGGTCAAGACTTGATCCCAAGAAAACAATTACAAGTCAAAATCTAGTTGAGATAAGAAATAATCTGAAAAACATCGATATTATCCGTTTATCGAGTAAAACGCAGAACATGGATGGTTTTAACTTCATAAAGGTTTATTTGGATGAATCACATGATATGGCTGATGATGAGATTGCAGAAGCTTGCTGGCGTGCGATGTCGACGCACGATGAACCATTGTTTTTAAATTGCAGTACAAATGGGTTTATCGTTGATGGATATTTAGATAAAAAACTGGCTTATGCTAAAAAAGTGATTCTAGGTGAAATAGATGATATTCATTTCTTGCCTTTTCTCTATGAACAGGATTCAGAACAGGAAATATGGACAGATGAAGCAAGCTGGGAAAAATCAAATCCATCAATTCGTTATGGTGTTAAGAAGATTGCTAAATTAAGGCGTGATATTGAAGTTGCGAAAGTTGATAAATCATCACGTATGCATTTATTAACTAAAGACTTTAATGTCAAACAAAACAATGTACAGTCATGGCTTATGCTTGAAGATTATGATTATCCAGTTGAAGTATTTAGCCTTGAAGATTTCAAAGACGCTTTCTATCTTGCGGCTGTTGACTTATCAGCCACAACAGATTTATCAAATGCAAAAATACTACTGATGAAGCCAAATGATAAAACCAAGTATGTTTATTCACATTATTGGATTCCGGAAAGCAAGTTAGAAGATAGTGATGATAAAGAAGCAGGTGCAAAATATCTTGAATGGGCAAGACAAGGTATATTAACTATCCATGATGGAAATGAAATTGATGTATCACAGATTGCTGATTGGTTTTATGATTTGCTGAAAGAATACAATCTTAAATTATTCAAATGTGGATATGACCAGAGATATGCAAAAACATTCTTGGATCGTATGGATGTTTACGGTTTTGAATACGAAATGATATACCAAAACAGAAATGTTATGTCTCCGCCTATGAAGCTGGTCGAAGCTGATTTAAAAGCACGATATATAAATTACAACAGAAATGAAATGGATATGTGGTGTTTGGGAAATGCAGCACTTGAAATGGATAACAGGGGAAATATCATGTGCGTTAAGATCGATAACCAAAAATCAAAGCGTATTGATGGGGCTGTAACATTGATTATTTTATATGAAATGTTTAGAAGATATAGAAACGATTTTGTGTTGACAGTGAGGTGATAAAGTGGGTATTTTCGATTTTATAACTAAATTTAAGGATCATGCTAAAGAAAAAAAGTACGCATCCATGCTAAATGGATATATGCCGATATTTTCGCAATTTGGTCAAGATATATATGCCAGTGATGTTGTCCAACAGTCAGTTTCGTGCATCGTTACTGAATTGAAGAAACTACAGCCACAACACATTCGTGTTAATAATGGCGATCCTATGCCAGTTAATAGCGACATTCAAAGACTGCTAGATTATCCTAATCCGTGGATGACTCAAGCAGATTTTATTGAAAAGATATTCTGGCAGTTATTCCTAAATTACAACTCGTTTGTTATTCCTACATATGAATTGAAAATTGGCAAAGACGAAAATTTTTATAAAGATTATACAGGTTTATATCCGGTGCAGCCGAAACAAGTTGATTTTCTGCAGGATTTAACAGGCGAATTGTTTGTAAAGTTTTCTTTTGCAAACAGCTATGAAACAACATTGAAATATAATGATGTGATTCATTTACGTTATAGATTTTCGGTTAATGAGTTCATGGGCGGAAATACATTTGGACAGCCAGATAATAAAGCACTACTAAAAACACTTGATATAAATAATACGTTGATAGAAGGTGTTGCGAAAGCATTGAAATCATCGTTTGCAGTAAATGGAGTGGTTAAGTACAACACGATCATTGATGATGGAACAATGAAAGATAATATCAAAGAATTAGAAATGAAATTAAAATCAAACGAAGGAGGTATACTCCCTTTAGATTTGAAAAATGAATATATTCCCATTATTAAAAATCCAAAAATAGTTGATGCTGAAACACTAAAATTTATTGAGTTAAAAATACTGCGTAATTTTGGAGTGTCGCTACCGATTTTAAATGGTGATTACACCAAATCGCAATATGAAGCGTTTTATCAGAAAACACTTGAACCACTTATCATAGTAATATCACAGGCATTTACTAAAACACTGTTTACAGATAGAGAAAAATCATTTGGAAATCAGATTAAATTTTATCCTGATGAACTTATTTTCATGGAAACAGGACAGAAAATAGAGTTGTTTGATAAATTGATAGATTCTGCTTCATGCTGGAAAAATGAATTTAGAACGGCGTTTGGAATGCGTCCGGATCCAGCGTTTGTTGGACAGCTTGCAATGTCAAGCAATAAGACAAATGCCGAGAACAATAAAAAAGGCAACCAGAACAATGATGGAGGTGATGGAAATGCCGAATAAATTTGAAAAACCAAAAAAGAACGAAATATGCACAAGATCATTCAATAATTATTCAGCTAGAGCAGCAGAGGGTGAAGATAATTATGGAATTATCGAAGGTGTGCCGATTGTATTTGAACAGCCAACAGATATTGGTGGATGGTTTGAAGAAACCATCGCACGTGGTGCTGTAAGTGAAGATGTATTAAAAGATGTTGCGTTATTTTATAACCATGATTTAAACACGAAACCGCATGCACGTACACGCAATAATCGTTTATCATTCTCAATTGAAAATGATGGCGTGCATATGAACGCAAGTGTGAACTTAGAAAGATCAGATTCAAAAGATTTTTATTTAGCGGTTCGTGATGGCGATATTGATGGCATGTCTTTTATGTTCAGAGTTGAATCTGATGAATGGACTGATTTAGATACAGATTATCCGAAACGTAGAATAACTAAGATCGGTTATGTGAAAGAAGTAAGTGGGGTAAATTACCCAGCTTATGAAGGCACTTCTATAAATGCTCGAACCGATTTATCGCTGGAGAGTGATAAACATGCGCTGGAGAGTGCTAGAGCAGCATTGCTGGAG